TCTTTGAAAAATCTTAACGACAGTAGACTTCCTCCCTGCGTATAGGAGTAATCTGTGTCCTGTTTTAGATCATAAACAGGGTTTTAAATTTGACCTGGTGGTTATTAGAGGTTCCACCAAGAGTAAGGAAAATGCACTTAATGCAACCCTTTTGTATTTGTCGTTTACGAATCTATGAAAGTTTTAAATGTCCGACCTAATCGTAGTGTTCGGACCCCCTGTCGTCTTTTAAATAAGGTCATGGCCCCGGAGTTGACGACCGTTTTGTACGCGGCATAGCGCGCTCTTAGAGTTTCGTATATGCCTAATGCCAACCCACAGCGCTGGCTATAGGATCGGCTTAATGAACCGAATTTTGCACTTAGTAATCAGCGGGCTTGCCTGCTGAGTAGGATCTTTCTTTTGATCCCACTAATAGAACATTGCAATCTAAAATTCCTATTGAGTCTCCTATGATTCAACATAATTGTTTGTTGACATAAAGAGACCAGATCCAGCGTGCCTTGACTTGGGCCATACCACTATATCCCTCATAGTGGACCATGGAATAACCAGGAATGATAGGCGCGGAAAGCTCCTCTTCGGAGGAGTATAACGCTCACGAGGCTTGGTGGATGTCTTCTGAACATCCAATTCTTTAAAGGGAATTGGTGTAAGAATTCATCCGGTGCGTATAGTTTATTATCAAAAATGAACTGTAACACTGGAAGAATCCTCACCAAGGAGTCCATGAACCATGCGGACTCCCCTTCCAAACGGAAGGCGGAAAATAAGCTTAAAGCTAATCAAAACTATTATGACAGTCTATCCACCTGTTCTTCTTTGACCGAAGAACCTACACCGGAATTAGGAACAGAATTGCGTATTGGCCATTTCTGGCGCTACGACGATGATGGCTGGCACATCTTTTATCAAAATTGGATTTCCACGCGTTATTATGGAGGAATAGTTTCCTCTCTTGTGACGCGTGATGAGTATTATAATGTGGTAGGTACTGAACATTTAGAGCCTCGAAACAGACTCTGTACTATTGTTGAAGAACCTGAACCACAATCCGCACCCACTGAAGAACACAAATTCGTCACTGTCGGCGATAAAAATCGCTTCACTTCTCTTTTTGAGGCGCATTTGAATGGAACTGAAGATCAATCCGGTTTCTTCGACAATGGCACAAAATTGCTCGACCCTGCATTTGACAGTATAACTTCTCTGTTGTTGGGTACATTGCGAGCAAAAAATCGTGAATTGCAGACGGACATTGATACAAGTCTGTCTTCACTCAAAAATGAAGGATACACTTTCATCGAAGGTTTTCGATGGTGTGTCCAAAATTGGCGAGTTGTTTTTGATTCACCCATTTTCAATCACGTTGAGTGCCTGTTATCTCTGGCAATCTTAGCGGGTTGGGCCCCTGAAACTTGGGGCGAAATTGAATATCAAAGTATTTCTATCTATAAAGTAACCAGTCTTGCGAAATTCAAGTCTGTGACTAGTATTATGGATGGAATTATAACAACTCTGAACTACTTTGTCGAGAGCGTTTACGCCTCTTGGCAGCAAGGCTCGTTGGAACCATTTCTATATGAACATTCCTTGTCCACGAACATGGACGAAAGATTTGAACACGTTCGCACTACTGTGCCCGACGTTAGATCTGGGGATTTCATGAGAAAGGGTGGCGATTGGGGCAAATTTTTGGAATATACTACTGAAACCATTAAGCTCTACTGCGCTGCCATTAAGCTTTTGCCTCCAGCATCCTACCAACGAATTTTGTACTCAAATCGTATCAACAATTTACAAACGTGGCAAATGTGGATCGTTTCAGCAAGACGTGCTGGCGAAATCACGAAACAACCATTTGGAATTGTTTACTATGGTAATCCGGGCTGCGGCAAAAGTGCCCTTACGAATCAAAGTTTAAAACTTTTTGCCGCTGCTTCTGGGTTGGAGTATGAAACACACATGACTGCCAACCTCACACCTGATGACAAATATGAATCTCAAATGACAAATCAGACACGTTTTGTTGTCATCAACGATGTGGCAAATCGACCTCTCAAGTATGATCCTTCAATGGGTATTGCTAAGGCATTGAAAGTGTGCGACAATATTACTTATGTTGCAACCAAAGCCGAAGTCGATTTGAAAAATTCCATCATGCCTTTCATTTTGGCGTGTGTGGCTTCCACAAATGACCCAAACATGGACATCGACCAATTGTCCAAAAATGGCAATTCTTTGCGCCGCCGTCTTTGGCGCGCAGATGCCATGGTCAAACCTGAATATATCAATGTCCTTGGCGGAATTGATGAGGACAAGGTCATTGGAGCACCTATAGTAATGATAGGCGGAACGCCGATCGATGCAGTATTGCTCATGACCCTCAATCAGGCCACCCATGGTGGCTATGCCCCATACAAATTTAAAGATCCTTCCACTGGACGTACTATCAAATGCGAAAATTTGGAACTTGATGAATATTTTAGGATCTTGGAAATTGTGTACCGACAACACATGGAACGGCAGGAAAAGCACGTTGCCAAATTGAACGATTTCAAATTCAACGTCTGTAAGACCTGTACATATGTGAGTTGTGTCTGTAATAAAGATACTTTTTTCACTGACGATGCGCAATCGCTTGCCAGTTCCACCGATACCAGTATTTCACATGGTATAGTTGTGGCTACGGGTATTCCCGTTGGCGTGCTGCGCGAAGAGGATGAAGGCCAAGCAATACCAGATTATCTGCTGGAAGACCAGGCGGGCTTCGGTATCATTACACGTGGTGCCGTAGATCTTGCTCTTTCAGAAGTTTGGCAGACCCGCATTTCACCTTTCCGTTCTTTCTATGAGACATATTGCACTGATGGAACGCGCGCAGCATTCTTGACCACTGTTATTCACCAGCTCAACATGGCTGATGAAACTCAGTGGTGGTATTGGCTGCCTAAGGATTTGTGGAAGTCTGATTTTGTTAAACGGATATGTCCTTGTGTCCTTGATGTTACTATTGCTAGGAAAATGCGTTGGTATACTCTGTTCGCTCAATTTGCGACTGCGAATATTGTTTGTTCCCTTATGACTTCATGTTTGCGTGCCTTTTTCTTTCCCGAATTCCAATCATCGCTTTTTGATTTCTTGTGTGTTCTCACTTATCGCAAGTTTGCTTTCTTTTCCTTTCTCATTGTTTTTGCAAATTACCGCATCACAATGTTGAGAGCTGGAGCTTATGCGTTTCTTAGCAAGCGGCGAGATGCCGTTAGCTTAATCGCTGCTCAGAAGCGTGAGGCGTATGCACCAGCTGTTAAAGCTCTTTTGGCAATAGTTGCTACTATAGGAACTGCCACTCTCACTTTTATGGCCATATCCGAAATTTGGCCTAGTGTTGGCACGATCATTGCCAATACGTTGAGAGATAAGACTGGAGTTGATATTGCTCAAAAACACAAAGATGAGGATGTCGGAATGCATTCGCAGGGATATGTTGATGAAGTGGGTCCTCCCGCTGATGATTCAACGATTACCACCAAAGTGAAATATGTTAAACCACAACGTAAAATGCTTTCTGGCGATGCTTCGCCACCACCTCAAATTGATATTCCTGTTGGAATTTGTGTAACACCAACAAAACCGACACGCATTGAAACGACTGTTGAAACTCTTGAGACCACTATATTACAAGAGCAAGGTTTCATGGGAGAATCTGAAGAAGAACTTGCTGCTCGTGAGAGCAAACGCAACTATTGGGAAACTGAGGTTGTTAAACGCATAGTGACTTACAAAAATCCAACCATGACAGGAGTACAGTTTGAGAAAATTCCTGTTCGCAATCTTTCTGTAATATTTGTGGAAGAGGAAGGTGAATGGAAAAGATTGTCCGCTTTGCCTTGGATTTGTACTAATGTTTGTCTTTTGCCATTACATTCAGTTCCAACTGAACCTGTGACGTGGAAGATACAAGACAATGAATCCGAATCATCAGCAGCCAAAGTAACCGTCTCCCCAGCTAATTTCACACGCTTAATAGGCGTAGACATGGCTATTGGTTATATTGTGTTTCGATCGAAAGCAAATTTGATTGAATATTTGGATCATATGCCAGCTTCATTGCTGTGTAAATATGTGACCAAAGATAACGATTTTGGTGCCAAAACGGTTGATGTTGTGGGAGAAATGGTTCACAACAAATTCGGAGTTCCCGTAATTGATTGGCAGTGGAAAGCTGCTGAGACATACAAAGGAGCTTGCGGTGGGTGGTACATAAGGGGTGGTCCTAACCCTGGAATCGTTGGTGTCCATTTTGCTGGTCATGCAAATGATTTGGGCATTGGTCGCTCTTTCTTACCATCCAAGGAACATATAGCACAGTTCCTACAGGTTCAAGCGAGAAATGTTGCATTGTTGATGCCTCCAAATCCGTCGCCACAACTTTGTCGTGCGGACTACGGTCCACTCTTTGCCAGGGCTACAGATGCTGCTGAAGGCAAAATATACAAACAAGTTGTTGAACGACGTGCTTGGGAAGAAGAGCCCAAAGAGCAGGTTGAACCTGCCCTTGTGGAGCTCGTAAACCAAGGAGGTGTACTTTTGGGTGATAAGTGTCAACAGGGTTTTTACAAATCCAAAGTCATTCCAACCATTATTGCTGAAGACATTGCTGAGATCTATCAAGAGAAATCTTTTGGCAAACCTCATTTCGGACGTTCAATGTGGAGTAAATCCGCAGAACACTCGTTCGAAGGTGCTCCAGGCCCACCTGTTGAAGATATACACTGGGCTGTGACCGATTATCTTTCTGGTTTCAAAACCATCCCACCATATCTCCGCAAAACTCTCCGTCCTCTCACTAGGAAGGAAACGTTAAACGGAATTGAAGGAGTCAGGTTTATAGATCAAATGAACTTTCAAACTTCAATGGGATTGCGTTATAAAGGAAATAAAAGTCAATGGGTTACGGAGACTTATGACCACAATGGTCACGTGATTCGCGATTTTGTCCCTGAAGTATGGGAAGACGTTGATGATTGTCTCGCTCGTATTGATCGTGGTGAAGAAGTTGGCTGGGTATTTACTGCAGTGCCCAAGGATGAGCCTACTCCGACTGACAAGTCCAAAGTGCGTTTGTTTCAGGTGAGCGAGATTAGTCTCACTATACTGTGCAGAATGTACTTTAGTCCTATTTGTCGTCTCATTCAGATGCTAGCTAGCACTAGTGAATGTGCTGTTGGTATCGATCCCCTGTCTTCGGATTGGGAGGCAGTTCAAGCAAAAATTGAACGATTTTCAAATGCATTCGATGGGGATTACTCGAAATATGATCTGCGGATGCCAGCTTCTGTGAATATGGCGTCTGGTAGAATCATGATTGAGCTCGCGGCCAATGGGGATTACACAGCTAGTGATTTGCATCGTATGGGTGTCATTCTGTTTGACATCATTCTCCCTGCAGTCAATTTGTGTGGTGATGTTTATCGCCTTGATGGATCTACAGTATCAGGTATACCAATAACCGTCGATATTAACGGTCTCGGCAATTCCATACTGAATCGATGCGGTTATCATGACTGTTATCCTGATGAAAAGTGTGGGTTGTTTCGCAAATACGTTGCCCATATTAATTACGGAGACGATTTCCTCAACAGTGTTTCGGCCTTTCGCACCCAATTCAATTTTCTCACTCTTCAAGAATATCTGAAGAAATATGGAATTATAATAACCCCTGGTATTAAAGATGCCGAGGGTATGCCATATGTTCCAAATAAAAATTCTTTGGTTTTTCTACAACGCCAAACCACGCGGTTACCCGGTATGTTTTATCGCGTTGGCAAATTGAATGAGAAATCCATTTTCAAGAGTCTTCTTGCCGTCCTGCACAGCACCTACCTATCACCTGAGGAGGCTGCCGTGCAAAATGTTGATGGCGCTCTGCGTGAATGGTTTTTCCATGGACGTGAAGTCTATGAAGAACGACGTCAGCAGATGATTGCAATTATGGCTCGAAAGGGCATTTTGCACTTGAGCCGTTTCTGCGAATATTCCTATGATGATTTTAACAGTCATCTATTTTCCGATTCTGTGCGTTAGCTGCGCCACCCGTCTTGGGGAGACATTAAATCCATCCCTCCATGCGTTGCATACGCATGTAAAGCTAAACTGCATTTTGCATATTGGATACCACATTTTATATTTTTATGTTTTTGTCTATTACTTGTAGGCTTGTGCAATCTATTTCATAAAACAAAGCGGAGCGAGGTTTCAAGCGCCCTCGCTATCGTACATAGAGCTTTACCGATACTAATATTTATAATTTAAGCACTACAAACAAACAACAAAAAGTCGGGACTACTACTTTCTCGCACGCCGATCAGCCAGCTGCTGTGTCAATTCCATTTACCTTGGAGAGTACATTTGCTGCTGGTGAAACGACCGACGTTCCTCTTGGTGAATTTCTTTCACGTCCCGTTGAAATTTACACTAAGACTCTCAATATTGGTGATAATGTTGACGCCATCATTGATCCTTGGACCTTGATTCTTAATGACCCTTTGGTACGTCGAAGGGTAGAAGGTTTCAAGCATTTCCGAGGTACATGCAAGGCACGTTTTGTGTTGACCGGCAACCCCCTTTTGTTCGGTCGTTACATAGCACATTACGCCCCACGTCCTCTATCAAATGTTCACCCATTGGGGTCTAAATTCAACAATACCCGCTTTATACAGGCTTCCCAACACCCCCACATTTTTCTTGATCCCACTAGAAGTGAGGGCGGAGAAATGGAATTTCCTTTCTTTTGTCCTGACAATTGGCTTGATCTTACAGCCGTTGGATCTGTTGCTGCTATGGGACGTATTCATTTCAACACTCTATTCTCCTTAGCCCACGCAAATTCTGCGACAGGCGCTGCCTATCTTAAGATTTATGCTTGGTTCGAGAATGTTGAAATTTGCGCACCAACTTCAGCGCTTTATGGATCATGGACACCGCAGTCGGAATTTTCACAATCACCTGTATCTAAGACAGCTTCAGCTGTTGCCAAGGGAGCAGGCTTGTTGGCACGAATCCCTTTATTTCGACCATATGCTCTTGCAACTGAAATGGCTGCGAATGCTATAGCAAATGTCGCTTCGGTGTTTGGTTTTTCTAGGCCTGCTATTGTCAACAATATTGAGAAATACTATGCTCTCGATCTTGGTGAAATGGCCGCCACCAATACACATGAAGTCGTACAGCGTTTAGGAACGGACGTGAAGGGTCAATTGACGGTTGATCCTAGAACTGTGGGTTTGCCGCCAGTGGATGAGCTTGCTCTTTCTTATATCCTGTCGAAAGATACAATTTTTGACAGAGTACAGTGGAGCGAGGCTCAGCCAGCCGGCACAGTTTTGAACACAATCAACGTCACCCCTAACCAGTTTTCAACTGATACTACCACCACTCCTGCACGTACTGCTCTGACTCCACAAGCTGCTGTCAACGCTTTGTTTTCATACTGGAAGGGTACCATTATTTATAGATTTCATATTTCAGCTTCTGCTTTTCATAGGGGGAAACTTCGAATCACTTATGATCCTGTTTCACGTGGATCAAGTCGTTTTAATGAAGTCTATTCTCGTATCATTGACATAGAAGAATGTCGTGATTTTGAGGTTCCAGTACATTGGCACGCATCTCAACCGTATTTGCATACAACAATACCCTCTGTTGGAAGTACTTCTTACCAATATGGTACAACAGTTGCCAACAACAATCAATATGACAACGGCCAAGTTTCGATAGAGGTTCTAAATGAACTCACATCTCCTGATCCCAGTATTGGAAATTTTGTTCAAATAGACATTTCCCATCGAATGACGGATGATGCTGAGTTTGCCTTTCCAAGTGATTCTTTTGCCACCGCTCAGTGGTCTTTTAAGAGCTCGGATGTAACAGAACAACCTCAGAGCGCCATAGAAGCCGACGGATTGGAAGAGGATAATATGCCTGAACATGGCGCCGCACAAGAAGGTATTGGTGCTGGAGAGATTCTCCCCTCAGACCATACCAATGAAGTTTTTATGGGAGAATCAATTCCCACTCTTAGACTTCTACTTAAACGGTACGTCAAGATCACACAAAACGTGTTAGGCAATGTTCATTGCCCGGTAAGGCAGGTCGTCGTCGCTACATCACCGATCGATTGCCATGAATACATCACCTCAATGTTTGTCGGTTGGCGTGGGTCAACACGATTTCGTGTCACCAAACGAACTGGATTAGGCAATGCTCCAATTTTTGCTACTAATTCACCAGAAGGTTTTTATGTGAATCCCGTTGATGCAGCTCACGCAATGGGTCCCAGAGGTATAGCTGGCAACGTTGATAAGTTGGCCATTGAAGTTCCTTTCTACTACAACAAGCGTTTCGCTCACGCCAAAGGCAACGCTTCCTATACCTCCTACACACCTGTCATATTTGACCCCAACCAAAATGGCATTTCGATTTTTTCTTCAACAGGCAACAATTTAGTTTTCAAATCGCGTGGAGAAGATTTCAATTTATTCTTCTTCACAGGTCTTCCGCTCCTTTATAAAATCTAGAGCAGACCAAAACAGTCCCCGAGCACCCGGGGAGCCCGACACATGTCGAGTCTGGTGCAGAACTATTAAACTCTTAGAGGGTTTTATGGATTTCTGCACTGCAGAGTCCGGAAATTTTCCTATCAAAAGGGTGCAATTTTAATCTGCATCAGCATACATATTTTATATTTTTTATATTTCCTGG